GTTGACGGTATGCCCGAAACACCTGTGCCGCCGTATTCCGTGTCAAGGAGTCCTCCAAGCGTAATGGTGCCAGAGGATGTTATTGGACTTCCGGAGAATGTCAGACCCGTTGACCCGCCAGACAGTGCAACACTTGTTACCGTGCCGGTTCCCCCACCACCGCCAGCGGGTCCTGTGGGGCCTACCTGACCAGTTGGTCCTGTTGGTCCAAAGCCAGTCGGACCAGTTGGTCCAAAGCCAGTCGGACCAGTTGGTCCTGTTGGACCAGTCGCACCAACGCCAGGGCCGGTTGGTCCCCCAGCGCCTGTTGGACCAGTTGGTCCTGTAACCGCGAGTCCTGTAAAACCTGTTGGTCCTGTCGTACCGGTTGGTCCTGTTGGACCAGTCGCACCAACGCCAGGGCCGGTTGGTCCCCCAGCGCCTGTTGGACCAGTTGGTCCTGCTGCTCCAGCGCCTGTTGGACCAGTTGGGCCCGTGCCGCCTGGACCGGTAGCGCCTGTCGGACCTGTCGGACCTGTCGTTCCAATACCGCCCGACGATAACTGTCCCTCAATGTAAGAGAAGTTATCATCCAAATACGATAAAGGTATCGTCTGACCATTTGGTATACCAGCAAAGCTGTATGGGACTTGGTACGGACCAGTTGGACCCGGCATGAGATAAACCCTTTAAATTAACAGCGTTTTAACGTGTATTATACCCAGAACCAACTAGCAGACACAACTGCACGCGTCGCGGAATTGTGTCTATTTTGGTTACTTATTTTCCAGCGCTTTTAAACGCGCGTCGATTTCTTTCAGTGCATTGATAAACACATATGTCAGACGTGAAGCATCCAGCGTCAGCGCGGAGTCCATATCATCTTCATGTTGCGGATCATTTTTTGGCAATTTCGATGTGGAAATCATACCTGCCAGAGATGTTTGCTGGACTTCTTGCGCGATTAAACTGATGTGTGTCTTTCCATCATCTTTCGCCCAATCAATAGCGCCATTATACTGAAACATCTTTGGCGTTAATTCCAAGACTGACGCCAATCCTAATGTGAATGGCTCAATATTCTTTTTCAGAGTAGCGTCTGAAACATCAAGCCAAACGCCGCCACCAGAACAATATCCCTTGCCGCCGATGAACCAATTTGCCGTAGTGCCAGAATAAGTTGCCTGAGAATTGTTCGAGCCGATTATACCCGTATTGTTATCCGCTTTTATGATAATACCAGCGTAGTGCGCTCCATTCTCTCCGATATAAAATCCTTGCTGGCCGCTACTGCCGCGAGCACTGATTGCGCCACCGGCTGTGCTAATCACCCCAGAAGCTTCAACAGAGCTACAATTTATGGCACTGCCAGGTTGGAACGTGCCAGTAGCTCCCTGTGGGCCTTGTGGGCCTTGTGGGCCTTGTGGGCCTTGAGGTCCCGTGATTGACTGACCTGTTGGTCCGGTTGGGCCAGTTGGACCTATTTGCGTTGATGGTGCGCCTTGTGGACCTGTTGCGCCGGTTGGACCGGTGGGACCCGTTGGTCCTATTTGCGTTGACGGCTGACCTGTTGGACCAGTCGCACCAGTTGGACCGGTTGGTCCCGTGGGTCCTACTTGCGTTGACGGCTGACCTGTGGGTCCTGTTGCGCCAGTTGGGCCGGTGGGCCCTGTTGGTCCTGTCACGCTTGACGGCTGACCTTGTGGACCTGTTGCGCCGGTTGGACCGGTGGGACCCGTTGGTCCCGACGGTCCGGTTGCACCTAATCCGGTTGGACCTGTTGGTCCTAAACCTGTTGGGCCGGTCGGACCTAAAGAACCCGTTGCGCCGGTAGGACCATTCGGACCTTGCGGACCAACAATTCTGCCAGCGTTAGTGTAGTTGGTGACTTCTAACCCGCCAGTGCCAGTGAAAATATAAATATCGCCCGTATGCGCAGGATCTGCCGTTCCCGTGTAAAGCAGCGCGTCTTTTGTTACAGAATCTAATTGAACAGCCACAGGAGGATCGTTAGGACCATCCCAATCTTTAGGGATCAAACCAGTTGGCGGCAATTCAGATGGAAGGCGATTTTTAAATTCGCCCTTTAAATTTGCCGTTTGTCCAGCAGCACCTGTTGGACCTGTTGAACCCGTTGGGCCCGTAACATTTGAATCTGCGCCGGTTGGTCCGGTCGGACCTGTTGGACCTGTTGAACCCGTTGGGCCCGTAACATTTGAATCTGCGCCGGTTGGTCCGGTCGGACCTGTTGGACCTACAATACCCGTTGGACCAGTTGGCCCGGTCGGACCTGTTGGACCTACAATACCCGTTGGACCTGTCGGACCTGATCCGGTCGGACCTGTTGGACCTAGATTTCCAACAGCACCTGTCGGACCTGTCGGACCAATTTCACCGCCACCAAGATCCGCAATCTGTTGCGTTGTTATTTTGACTGATGTGCCAGATTGCACCGCCTCTAATACTTCTTCACCGTTCAGTGTGCCGGCAGCAGGAAGTTGCGGGATCTTAATATAGTTAACCATTATTACTTTCCTCAGAACCCAAGGTCACGGAGGTGTCACGAATACTACCATCCATCGTTACAAGAACATTGTCATCTTCCGTCAAACGAACCCCAGTAACGCCCGTCGGAACAACCAGAGTTGGCTCATTGCCCCAATACATCGCAAACCCAGCTTCATTTGTGAAGTACATTGGGTTTGTTAGCGAGCTCGTCCAAGCCGAATATCTATCTTCTTCAACAATAAGACCCGTGTTTGGAACGCCCGGTGATCCATACGGAACATTATCCTCGCCATCGCCTGGCACGGTAAAGCGAACGCCAGGAAACAAGTTTCTGTTTCCAGGTGCCGCGCCTGTTTGTTGCGTGACGCGCGTGTCAAAGTTCTCGGTAATGCGCGGATCGCCAACTGCAACAGGAATTCCTGTAAAGAAATCCACTGCCATCCCCTGCGTTATGCGCGTATTTGTTTCGTATTGCTCAAACAATTCCGTTCGAGCATTTTGAATTGGAATTGGATCCGGCGGAATAATGCGCGGCAATAATTGCGGCTGCGGATCATCCATGCACGTTTCGCACACTAAGATGCGCGTGTTGGCTAACTGCCTACCGCGATAATCATATTGCCAACTAAGGTCTTGGTGGTTGTAACGAAATCCGCACCTGTCGCATATGGCATGGGCGCGCGGGCTCGTAGAGTCCGTACGTGCGCGACCTGATATGCTCCCATAACCCATTTATCTAAAATATCCTCTAAGACCAACGTTCAATGTGATCGGAACGTTCTCCGTTGTTGCTTGCAGGTATTTTTGATACGCAGCTTGCTTACGCGCAGCAATTAATTGCACTTTGTCCGGCGCATAAATAAACGCAAGTCGTTCGGCTAAACTCCAAGTAAAATAGTCATAAACTTCGTAAGGCATATCTACCTTTGTGCCGCTGCCAAGTTTCGCATCGTCCGGGCGCTTCTGCACATAATATTGCAGACCGTTTGAAACCGTCGCTTGCGGAACCGGCCACAGATAAAGCTGTGGCGATAACGTGCGATCATACCAGTATGATGTCGGGAACCCTTGCTGATATTTATTCGCAATTGACGCATATTCAGAACGGCTCATCGGTAAGATCAGACGATCCGTTGCCGACGATGTTCCTGTCAGAACTGCGGATTGCGTTGACGCAAGCCCCGTCCAGTAGATAATAGTTTGATTATTGTTGATCCAGTTTAAGGCATAGCCATTATTATTTAACCATCCTGTATAGGGAACAGACCCGCCTTGCCGGATATAAACGTCCAGCATGAACACAGTCGTCGGAGCAACATTATAAACGCCTTGGCCCGCAATAATGTCTTGCGTCTCAAGCTCTACCTGCCAAGTCTGGATTCCATCGCCCTGGAACTCAGACTGCACCATATTCGCCTCAAAATAGGCGTCCTGCATATGTTGTGAGGTGAGCTGCGTGCGACGCATCCCGCATCGGGAATATGCGCCAATGACGATATTGCCCAACGACGGGTCAAAGTTAAAAGTTTGACTAAGCGCCAAGGGCGTAATCCTTCGTTTCTTACGTCGTTTTTTATATCATATTTTAATCAAATGTGGGAAAATCGTCGTCAAAAGCGTGAATATACCAGCGCAATCCCTCTATAGGCCCTTGCGTTATCTTCGGAATACAAAAACGATCCCGACCATTACCGCCGAACTTATGCCCAATAAGCACAAATAATTGCGAATATTTCGATACGTCGAGCTCTCGTCCATCGCACAGATAGTGACCCTCTGGCTCCCGCTCGAACGGAAATACTCTAACTTCGCCGATCATGCGACGCTTTCCTGTCCTTTAGGCCAATCCACAAGTTTTACCGTCGCGCTGTAGATGTCGGAATAAACGACTTCGCCATTAGGGAGACGCGCTAGGAATTGCTGCGTTACAGGTCCACGCCCTGGCGCAAACCAGTAGATCGCGCCACTAGCGTTGCCGCCATTCCACGCCTGATAGTAACGAAAGCGTAAAACATCAATCCAGAATCCATGCGCATTCTGATATTCATCATACTTTCGCTCAAACTCTACGCGCTGATCACCATAAGCAACGCTTGGCGGAATGCACTGATCGAACACAAATGCAGGCTCATTTTCATAAACGCTGCCAATTTGCTGGACATCGCCCCACCCAATTGCGGGATCCATAACGACAACCTTCGTGTCGCCCCACCACCTGCCGGGAGACGGATAGTCATCACGAAACTCTGCGACGCCAAATCCTTCAACATATTTGTAGAACCAGCTGTCGCGCCAAACGTCCTTGCCGTCTTTAACATCATACTCTTTGTAGCACATAGCCTGCTTTTCAGAGTCGTAGAATATCTCTGCCGACAAAGGCGCTGTTTCAGGACGGACGCCTGTGTAGTCATAGCGGATCTTGCCGCCGTGCGTGAAGAACGGCCAATAGTCTTTCATTTTTACTGTCTGTGTCATCACGCCACCTTTGCGCCGTTATCGTAAACCGTTAGCGTGCCATCCATGCGCGCTGTCTCAACCCAATTCCCTTGCGGATCTTGCGCTTTCCATTGGACGGCACAGGGCCCTAAACCCGCTGCGTTCCAGTAGCGAGCTCCGGACCACTTACCGTTGCCCCAACGCTGCTGATATGAAAAAACCAGCACATCGTTAAATGCTATGCCCGCACTATTGATCCAATTTGGCAGAAGCTGCTCAAAGACGACAATCTGTTCGCCGGAACCTACCTGCCAAGGTGAGCATTTAAACGTGTCGAACTTAGGTTTGTTCGCGACCGAATCACCGATCCGGACCATATCGCCCCAGTAAATCGGCGGGGACATAACCACCGACTTACCGGGATAATCATCACGCCACTCAACCACGCCCTCCCCAGGGCGATACTGCATGAACCAATTATCGGCCCATGTTCCGTCGGCTTTGTAGTCGCCGTAGATCATACTGTTGGTGTTTGGATCATAATAAAACAATGTCACCAGAGGCGGCATTGAGTCATCAATTGCCTTATAATCCCAACGGATAATCCGCTGGTCAAAGGAAAATGGCCAATAGCGAACTACCGGGATCAAGTCAGACATATTGCTCACTTGGGCAAAATGGTTGCGGTAAATTCCTTGAAGTCATCGCCGTCGTCGAGCCGCTTGACTCGTAAACGGTAATGATCGCTTGTCCACGTATATTCGTCACCGCTCGAAAAAGACACCGTGTTCCCATCAAAGGTCACATCCGGTCGCCCTATTGCCGGGTTATTGCAGTCAACATCTTTTGACTGCCCCTGCGTCGTAATCGTCGTGGTGATATTCTCGCCTTGGATTACAGCGTAGCCCGCGACCGCGTAACGCGCCCGATTGTCCGAGATTGTATAGCCAAAATTCCAATGACGGTTAGTGCCGCCATTTCCTTTCAGCGCGTGATTATCTGCGTGATCGCCTTCACGAGTGAAGGTCATTCTACATCCCATAACCATGATGACCTCCTATACGTGTTCGATGGTGACGTTGAAGACTTTATAGTCCGGATCATCTTCCTGCGGACGCATGAACGTGTATCTAATGCCGTCAACCTCGAACGTGGACGTTACGCCCTTATCAATGTTGCGGTGATCTTCTTTGTCGCCGTAACGCATCTCAATTGATGGCGCACCCATTTCTGGATTATTGCCAATAAAGAGAGGGCCGTCAGGAAACATGAAACAAACGTCGCCAAACGAGAACGACTTGCCCCGCAGGTAAAACGACTCATCGTCGGTCGGGAACGTAAGCTCCCCGAACCGATGCTTTGCGTCACTGCCACGAATGTCGTCACCGTGGCCTGTGTAGATTGTCCGGCCAGAGAAACCTCTGACCGTAACATTCCATTTGGTTTGGTCTTGGAAAGCCATTATCAGTACTCGATAATCACAAATGCGTTGCCAGCAACAGCAACGCCAGTTTTGCCGTTAGCTTCGCCGCCGCCAGTAGAGCCATAGCCATAACCGCCATAGCCGCCCCAATTACCGTTTCCTGCGAATGAATTACCGCCAGCGCCGCCAACGGTCTTATCGCCTTTGTAATTCTTTACGGAAAAGCCAGGAGCGCCATCGCCACCAAATACAAGATTAGGCGGTAGCATTTTGTCTAAATCAATACCGTTAGTTGCTGGTCGACCACCAGTGCCGCCCTGAGAATATCCCTTATCAATTTGAGACTTCTCACGACCGCTTTCGCCCGCAGTCCCGCCAGGACAATACAGATAAGCATTGCCTGGTTTGCCGCGCAGCGTGAAAGAAGAAGCGCCGCCGTTAGATCCGCCTGTGCTGTTTCCACCAACGACAATATCAAAGACGGAACCATCATCAAACTTATAGGCGTAGAAGATTGCTTCGGCATAAGCGCCACCGCCGCCGCCTCCACCACCTGGGCCTGTGTTGGCATTTTCATTGCTCCAGCCGCCAGCGCCGCCAGCGCCACACACGCTCACGCGGAAGTAATCAACACCTTCTGGTATCTGCCAAGCAAAGTTTTTAGGATAAGGATTAGCATTATCAAACACCTTCTTATTTACGAAGGCGATTGCGTTAGTCGTGGAGATAACGCCATTCGGGTCAACAGATAATCCGCTACCAATCTGAACAATGCCAGGGCTTTCCGTAGTCGCTTTAGCCGGCGTAACAACACCCTTATCGACGTTAAGATTAGCACCCGCAATCATCAAACCAAGGTTTGACTTGTCCGCTGTCTTGACGCTGATAACGCCCTTCGTGTCTACGTCGATGTTGCCACCAACCTGAACAACGCCGAGCTTCTTACCTGTTGCGTAGCCAATGGCATCAACAATCGAGCCAAACGCAACGCTAACAACTTCACCAACGACATTAGTAACAAATGGCAGGAAGCCAGGTTTAATGTTTGGACCGTTCGTGAACGAAAGATCATAATCAAGGCTATCGTTGGAAATGCCGAGCTTATACTTGCCGCTCTTATCCATAAGCGTAAGCTGACCGCCAAACGTGACTTCGACACCCGCCGAACCATCTTCATTTACGGTTGGCTGCGTTCCGCCGAGGGTAAGATTGCCGTTACGATTTTCCATCGTGTAGCTTGGGATGATCTTGCCCGTATCATCATACTGAACGACGGCAAACGCGCGTCCCGTAAATGGCTTACCGGAGATCAATCCACTTGGCGAAATTGTGAAATTATCGTCTGGCATAATGCCGCCGACAACACCGTCAGACGCAACTGATGGTGGATAAACGTCAGGCTTGCCAATAATCTCTGTCCAGTAAGGAGCCGCAGAGTCGGTGCCGAGCGTGCCATCTTCTTGGATCGTTAGGCCGTTACCGACTTTGATACCGCCAAGAATAAACGTTGACGCAATCGGAATATCAATCGCAGCTGCGTTGATCGTGCCGTCTGGGTCAATCGAGATGTTATTGCCTTGCTTAACGCCGCCGAGAACGGATCGCGATGCAATAGGCGGATTAAACTCGTCTGGCTTGTTGGTAATTTCTGTCCAATCCGGAGGAGTTGTGCGAACCGAGATTTCGCCAGCTTCCGAGATGGAAACGCCCTGACCCGCAATAACGCCGCCGAGGCTATCATTCGTTGCAATCGCAACTGGGAAAGTCGCTGGCTTATCGAGAACTTCATTCCAGTAAGGCGCAGCCTGAACAGTGTTAATCGTGCCGTCGGCTTCGATGTTGATGCCCGCACCTTCTTTAACGCCACCAAGCTGCTTGTCCGTCGCAATCGGAGGCGTGAACGTGGCTGGCTTGCCCGTAATATCATTCCATGAAGGCGTTGCGCTGTTAACGCTAATAACGCCCGCACCGTCGATATTGACGCCTGCGCCAGCAATAACGCCACCAAGCGATGCCTTCGTTGCAACTGCAACTGGGAATACAGCTGGCTTGTCGATGACCTCGTTCCACGCAGACGGAATACGTGTCAGTGTTCCATCAGCATCTACATTCAAACCTGTGCCAGGTTTTACACCGCCAAGAACAGTTGCAGACGCAACAGGAGGCGCAAATGTCGCTGGCTTGTTGGTGATGTCTTTCCAATCGGTCGAACCACCAGGACCGCCCGATGCGGAAATCGTGCCGTCCGCAGCAATCGTGATATTCGTGCCAGCCTTAACACCACCAAGCGTCGTGCTGCCATTAGCAGGCGTTGGCGGAAATTGGGTTGGCTTATTGGTAACATTTGTCCAATCAACGCCAAGCGAACCCGATGCCGAGATTGTGCCGTCAGGAGCAATCGTAATGTTTGTGCCTTGCTTAACACCGCCAAGCTGCGTCTCAGAGGCAACAGCGACAGGGAAAGTGGCCGGTTTGTTAACAATGTCCGACCAATCTACAGGGCCAGATGGGCCACCGCCCGTAACACTCAATACGCCGCCCGTGACAGTCAAACCACTGCCAATCGTTTCAAATGGTTTGCCCGTAACATTCGTCCAAGCAGAACCAAGCGTGCCGGTTGCGGAGATCGTGCCGTCCGCAGCAATCGTGATATTCGTGCCGGCTTTAACACAGCCAAGCGAAGACGTTCCCTGTGGGTTATCTGGATAGGTGCGACCTGGTGCGCCAATATCATCGCCAAGAATCCAAACCGCTGATTTACTGATGCCGTTAACAGACGTCAGTGTTGCGCCAAATCTACCGGCTTGATTAGGTCCGTTCGTATTTTCGTCAGTCATTTTCCACCTATCGTAGGAAATTAGTAAGTTACGTTTCCAAGTTGCGTAAATGTCGCTCTCAACGAGCCATCGCCGCTATTCAAAAGAACTCGCGCAAAAATCGGCACGGGCGATAAGGCACCTTGCTTCGACGCATTTGCGCTCACTAAATCCGTGTCGTCAGCCGGCAGCCATGTAACGCTGTTTACTGCCACAGGATTTGTTGGACTGTTTGGGTCGTCAAATGTTGTTTGAACCGTATAATTAACGGTTCCTGTGACACTAATTTGAACTCCAGCCGGGCCGGGCGACCATTGGTCAAAATATACCCAGTCGCTAGCTGTTAACGCCGCAGAATTTGCGGGAATTGAAACTGTGATGGGGCGCATACTAGCACTCTCCGACGTGTCGCTTGTGCAATTACATCTTCAAAATGAAGGAAGGCCCGCCGTAGCGGGCCCTCAATATTATTAGACGTCTGATACCTTGCCGCCTGGACGATCAGAGGTTTTAGCCGCCGTTGAAAGAGGACCACCGTCAGCGCGAGCCTTACGGGGCGCGCGATCCATACGAGCATGGGCTTTATCACCGGACGCGCAACCGCCGTCCTTCTTAGCCATACGCTCCTCTTTCTTTTCCATGCCTTCCGACATTTTGCCACGACCAAAAGGCGAAACCTTGCCGCCCTTCTTAAAGTGCTTTGAAGGTGCTTTCGCTTCCTGCGCCGTCTTGCTCGAGCCGCCTGCATAAGCGTCAAGATTCAACGAACCGGTTGATGGAGCCTTACCTTCAGTCATGCCGCCAGAGGCGCGTGCAATTCTACCCTTCATATGCGTATTCCTTTTCCTCGTAGATGAAACTACTGTGATTACGATTAGCTTACTGGAGCGTTCAGCGCTTGAGCATACTGAACAACAAGATAGCCGACACCAATGCCTGTTGCAGATGACTTAACATAAATCTGCACATCTGACGTGCCGACATTTGCCCAAAGTATGGACTGTGGGTCGCTGCTTGCCGAAACAATAGAAACGCCAGCAGCGCACGCAGCGCCGTCAGCTAATTCATTTGCCGCGGTCGTAATGCCAACGTCAAATGTTGCGCCACCAGCAAAATCGACCTCGGCATAAGATAACATGCCAACAATCGTGCTGTTCGCCGGGATGACAATCGAAAGTGTTGTTCCCGTCGTCATGGTCTGCAAAATTTGTGCTTTTTGCGCCAGAACCGTGTAACCAACGTTGGCAACATCATTGCCAACAGTAGTTCCCGTCGTGTTGAGGATATTACCGGACCGGACTGGCCCAGTGAAAGTAGTCGTTCCCATGTGCTATACCTCCTGCACTAGGTTTCGCCCTGAAGTCTGTGCAGAGTCCGCTAGGTCGGTCCGCAGGGCTGGTGGTCCTAGATCTGAAGACAGGGGCTCCGTGTTAGAGGCTCCTGCCGTAGTTGTTAGGTATTCAATTGCGCTTTGGAGAATTGTAATATCTTCTTTCAGCTTACCAATACCTTGGTTGCAAGCCTCGCAAAGTAATCCGCGAACCTTGCCGGTGGTGTGACAGTGATCAACAGCTAGAGCCTTGGGTTCCCCATTTCGATGCCCGCCGTCTGTTCCTTTGCAAATGGCACACTGTCCATTCTGAGCTAGTAACATTTGACCGTAATCAAAAAGCGAAATTCCAAACCTCCGTTGTAAATCGTTATCTTTGTAATCCGTTTTGTAGGCTTTCCGATGTTCTCGATAATACGCCGGATCCCTGGTATTTGCTGAGTTGCCACCGCTCTTTGACAGAGATTTACTTAATTCCAGGTTCTCCGCTCTTAAATTGAGGGGATCGCTGTCCTTAAACTTTACCCTGCCATTGGGCCACTCTCCGTGAAGAAGCACCCAAGCGATACGCGCCGAAGGGATATTTTGGCCGCCGAAGCGAATATACCCATAAGACACTACGTTTCCGTTCTTATCTTTGCGCGTTGCTTTATTGCAGCCTGCAAGTTCGCCCGCGTAAACATTTCGAGACGGAGATTTTACCCAATAAATATTCCCAGTTTCTGGTTCATATCCAAGATATTCTTTAACAGCTTCGATAGATACATCAGGCATGTTTGGCATATTCACTTTCTCGTTTTGGTTATCAATAAGCGTTATATGCGCTTCCAATAACCATTTGTCAAGTGATACCCCTTTACCTACCCTTTTAGTATCCTTCAAAACTACCCTTCAAACCTACCCTGCCGCCCACCCCTTGAGATGGGCGACAAGTTATTGATTTTATTACGACGTTGGGAAACTGCCAAAGATTGATCGCCAGTTATAGTACCCAAATGAATAGCGTTCATAACCTTTCACAAGGAGGTTATCAGTCGTAAAGTCTACCTGCATGTCCATTTCATAAGGTACACGTTCCATATAAACGAGGCCCTTAATGTTGGTCAGCAAGAACCAAGCATACGGAGACGTCAGGAAGTCCATGACCATGTAGCCTTCTGGCAAGCCGCCGGCTGTGGTCTGGATTGCGTTTACGTCGTTGTCCGCAGTACCTGGACGCAATTCGGTCTTAGTAAGACGAATAGCGACTGGCTCGAGAGCAGGCGGAATGATCAACTTACGACCGCGAGCAAACATCTTCAGACCAGCGATGTCTTTGAAGTTTGTTCTGATCGAAATCATCGCGTTCAGCAATGAGCTTTCGTTCAAGTCAACCTGAACCGTAGGCGTGTTCGGAACAACTTGGCCGTCGATTGGATGCAAGAGCGAGCACAATGGCTGGCCGTCGCCACCGACAGACGCGTTGTAGGTCTGCGCCGTGTTGAGGATGTTTGCGCCGTAGATTTCCTTTGTCTGACCGAATGATTCGATCAGGCCGAGGTTCGTAGGCGTAAACTGTGTCTTGTACAGGTTGTCGTCGATTGCCTTGCGGGTGATCGCGTAGCCCAAACCAATTTCATAGTGCTCTTGGTTATAGACGTAGCGTTCTGACGCATTGTTGTCGAACGATACAGCGCCGCCTTCAGTCTTGATTGCAGCAAGACCGAGGTAACGCATTTCAGCGGTGCGCTCGAGAGCCATGTTTGACTTGGCTTTTTCGAACACTTTGTCCCACTGTGATGGGATTTGAGGATACTTACCCTCTACGCCACGCAGACCTGGAAGGAGCAGGTCGCGAATGGCACTTAAATTAACAGCCATTGTTTGCTACTCCTTTAGGCGATGCCAGTGGTTGCAGCGTTGCCGCGCAGCCATTCATTGTTGAAGCCAACCTCAACCCAGTTATACTGAGACGTTGGATCGGTTCCGTTAGCGCCCGGTGGATCAATTACCATTGCGGTAACGATGAAGGGGAGCGTGCCAGCGGTGCCGAGAGCGCTGAGATAAGCGCCTGACTGCTGGGTGAGAGCCGAGCCGGTGCCAGCTGCGAACTGAGCATATTGACCGACAGGTGACGTGCCAAAAGCGTAAACGGTGCCAGCAACCTGGAACGAAGAACCAGAGGTCTGAACAACGAAACGTGCATTAGGATCGTCGATGACGAAAGCTGTTACGTCGCCTTGAGCGTCGCTGCCGGGCCAATACTGGCTCCACACCGTGCGCTTCTGGGAGACGCTGAGATACTCACAGCCCCAGAAAATACCAGCAAGCGTGGTAGAGCCAGGAACGGTTTTCTCAACATAGCCGTTAGCAGGTCCAATATCGGGAGATACGGGATCGCCTTTGTAGATAGGTGTTGTATTCGTGGACGCCACGCGACGAACGGACAGCCGGAAATTCATCGGGCCGTTGCTGGTCGAAGTAGGTCTGAAACCGAAAGGCGCAAACGTATTGGCCACGGCTTCCTCCTTTATTCAGAGTGGAAGTCGTTACCTGCAACAGCGCGCCGCAGAAACGGACAGGAAAGGTTTCACAATGACTCAGCGCGAGCCACTAATATTACTCGGAACCTAGTTCCGATGTTTGACGTCATCCGCCAAACTTAAAGTGATGATTGAGCGTCTTAAGGTCTCCGCGCGAGAGCTTTACGGCTCAAAAACCACAATTGGTAAAAAGTTACTAACGGTCTGCGCGACCAATAAATAAAACGCTGGCAAGACTTATATCTCGCCAGCGTATACAAATCAAGCCTTTACTCAGTAGGAACGTCAATTGGAGCGCGTGTTTTTGAGAATCGGTTAACTTCACGACGACCAAGATCGCCTGAACGGCCTTCACGCATCTGTTGTTCCTTCGTGATCACTGCATCACGAGCGGCGCGACGTTCTTCTTCGCGGGCTTCGTCAGTGAAAACTTTAGGGCGTTCCATGAGCACAAGACCACCGACTTCGATGGTCTGACCGCGCCAACCACGAGGCATAAGCTCGGGATGACGGCTTAGTGGCACCGCCTCCCAACCATTGAGCTCGTTTTGACGAATACGATCAATGTCGTCCTGGTTCATTACTGATTTGAGCTTCCACTGATAGTCGAAGCCTTCCGGAGGTGGGGGAGCCCAATACTTGTCGCGTTCTGCGCCACCTGACAAATCAGGATTGCCGCGGATCTGACGAATACGCGCTTCTGCACGAGCTCTAGCTTGCTCCGGCGTTTCTTTGCCAAAGCCCGTATTCGGAGGACCTTTTTTAACTTCTGGAGCGTTATCTACTGACATGGTTCAAATTCCTTATGCTGAGAGTTTGCCGTTTTTGATCAGGTAGGCCTTGTTGCGCGCGTAAGACTCGATTGCCTTATCTCGCGAAAGTTCAGGCTCTGCTAAAACAGCCATCTCAACTTCATCCGGTGAAAGCACCATGGTGTTTCCGTTTCCAGACGAACGTGATGATACAGAAGCTGCGGATGATACAGGTGCAGACGCAAGTGATCGTCTGTTGACCGGCGCAGGCATTGGTTCGGATCGACGGGACTCGACGCGTGGCTCAGAATCATAGCCAAGCCGTGACTCGATGAAGTTAAAATAGTCATCGGTTTCCGGCACAATGCCATCTTCAATCGCATCTTGATGTGCGCGAGTTAGCTTACCTAACTTTTGCACGGCATCTGGATGCGCCCGAAGCCACTCAGCGCTGCGTGGCGCAAGACGCTCCGCATACATCTCAATTGGATCTTGCGGGATCTGTGGCTCGAAATTTGGGACGGGCGGCGCATAAACAGAACCTTCAGCGGGTTGCTGAAGTGTTTCTTCAAGGCGCTGACGACCGTTTTGCAGCTGCAAAAGATGGCTCTCGGCCTGTGCCATCGCACGCTGCGCTTTTGCCGCATGCGCGTAATCACCGGCAGACATTGCCTGCGCATACTCAAATTCTGCGTTTGCGGCTGCTTGTTCTGTTGCATCAATCGCGTTCAGAATGATCTTGAGGTTAGAATCCTGAACTTCGTTGCGCGCATAACCGACTTGCTGCGCTTGTTGATGCGCATAATATTCGGCTTGGCGACGTGCATCACGCTCTGCTTCTGCAACGCGTTTTTGATGCTCATATTGTTTTTTAAGATCATGGAGAGCTCTCTCGCGCTCATCTTGCGCTTGAGGTTTGTCGTCCTTAACCCTAATCGTCGGTTCTGCTTCTTTAATAGTAGATTTCTTGTCGGACAGTTCGACTTCCGTCACTGTCTCTTCCGGCAAAGTAACTTCGACCGGCTTTTCTTCTTTAACTTCATTAATCATGGGAGCGCCCCTTAGTATACGAGATCCGGATGGCTTACCCGGCAACGAATGTGAATGTCCGTTACGATGCGGCAGTCAACAACATTATCCCTGGATACACGCGTTTTCATCGTGTTGAGTTGGAAAGGCCAACCATCGGATGGTCTAAAGATAACCCAATCACCAACGTTTACATCGCGGAATTTGTCGCCGTTTTCATCAGCGTAAGCGGTTGATCCAAGTTTCAGGATAAGACCGCATTTACCTTGCCATCTACTTTCTTCACGCGTCGAATCGGCAAGGATAATTCCGGATTTTGTTTTCTCCGGCGGAATGTAAAGTGCGACAAGAACATCAGAACCAAAAATCTCAACATCGTCTAAATTTCCGACCTTTTCCAAAAGCGCTTGTTTTGGATCAGTGTCGTGCTGCATTTCCATAGCCGGCATGGCTTACCTTTCTTCTTCTACACCAATAATGCGTTTATTGGCTTCCTGTGCGGCGTGCAGAGCATCTGCAACGCCCTTCATGCGACCTACGCGAAATCTATAATCGCTGAAGTCTTGTGCTTTACCAAGAATTAATTCGCTGGCTAATCGCTCTTGCAACTCGGTAAGAATGGTTTCAATTTCTCTAAATAATCT